ATTGAAGAAACATACAATAAAATGTTCAATAAAGTGATTGACACCAATAGTAATATGCAAGAAGGAAGAATGAAAGAGATCGCAATAGACCTTAAATCTAAGGTAGAAGGCGGTTTGGATCCAGAGGAATTTCAAAGAAAGTACAATAAATCTAAAGCAGAAATGAGAAAAGATTTAGGTGCTACTGAAGGCTTTAAGTTATCATTTAAAGACTTTATGAAAGAAGAAGCAGACGAGTGGGGAATCTTCCCATCACAAATTACAGAAGCAGAACATCAAGGTAAGAAAGTTACTTTGAACAAACCTGTTAGAGGTGGTTCTAAAAAGTTTTATGTTTACACAAAAGGTCCATCAGGCAATGTAGTAAAAGTATCGTTTGGTGATCCTAATATGGAAATCAAAAGAGATAATCCTGCAAGAAGAAAAAGCTTCAGAGCAAGACATAACTGTGATAATCCAGGACCTAAATGGAAAGCAAGATATTGGAGTTGTAAAAAATGGTAACGAGATATAGAAGTGGTTGGGATTACGAATCTCTAAACGAGTTTACAACTGTTTACGTTGTTAGATGGAGAGGTAAAGATGGCAAAAGATATGCGTCACCTTTTAAAACAAAAGACTCTGCTGACAACAAAGCAAAAGAATACAGATCACAAGGTAACAAAGAGGTATCTGTAACACAAGATACATTAAGAGGTAACATCAAGTTTAAATCTGACAACAGTCCTGATATAAAAGGAATGCAAAAAGAAGATGTGGGTGATTATTTAAGAAGTAAAATGACACCTCAACAAATTCAGAATATAAAGAAAACTTGGCAAGGTAAGAAAGCTTCAGACGTTACACCTGCTGTTAAGGCAATGATTAAACGATTAGATATACCTACACAGTTGGCAATCAGACAGGCAAACATACCTCATATTTCAAAATTAGTAGAAGACAAGGATGACGCTTATGCAATAGGCATGTCAGTTGCAAAGAAAAAATATAATGATGAGAAACCTTTAGAAAAGAAGACTATAGAAAAAGGCCATGAGATTGCAAAGTCAATACTAAAAAAAGAAGACGCCTCTAAAGACGCTGAGAATATGGCGAAATTGAGAACACGTCAAATGGTGTTACAAACTAAATTAAAAGATTTAGACCCAGGTGAACCTAAAGACAAGACATCTATAGCTATAACTAAAAACGACATAGAAACCATACAAATGAAAATGGATCAACTTAAAATGAAAAAAGAAAATACACACCCAGCAAAAGCTTTAATAGAAGCAATTACTGCTGTAAAAAACAAAGCAGAAAAAACAGGTATGCCTTATTCTATTCTAAAGAAAGTATATGATAGAGGTATGGCTGCATGGAAAGGTGGTCATAGACCAGGCACTACACCACAACAATGGGCTATGGCAAGAGTAAACAGTTTCGTAACTAAATCATCTGGTACTTGGGGTAAGGCAGATAAAGATTTAGCTGCAAAAGTAAGGAGCAAAAAGTAATGAACAAAAAATATTTTGATACAAGAAAAGATAGTTTAGAAGATAAGATTAATACAATTGCTTCTGAACAAGCTTCTATTTCAAAACCACAAACAGACGTAAAATTATCAGTAGAAAAGAAATACTTTGAAAGTAAAAAAGGATCACTAGAAGACATAGCAAGTAAAGTTGTAAGTGAAAGTAAATTAGATCCAGTAAATAAAGACGCTGTTAAGAAAAAGTTTGACGATAGAAAAGATAAAGACATTGACAACGATGGCGACACAGATTCTACAGACAAGTATCTACACAAAAGAAGAGCTGCAGTATCTAAAAACATTAAAGAAAATCCATTAATGGCATTAGGTAGAACAGCGGCCGCGGCTGCTGGTACAGCTGCTGGTACTGCTGTAGGTAATAAAATTGGCGACAAGATTACTAGTCAGAAAAAACATAAAGAAGTAGATGAGGCATGTTGGGATTCACACAAACAAGTAGGTTACAAAATGAAAGGTGGCAAACGTGTCCCTAATTGTGTACCTAAAAATGAAGCAGTAAATCAGGACGATCATGGTGAGAAAATGAACCAAGATAAAAAAGACGCTGCTATGAAGAAGACAGATCAAAAGAAACCATTTGACAAGTTAAGACAAGAAACTAAACTAGTTAGACTTGGGAACAATGGTAAAACAGATACAGGTCAAAAGGCTGCAGTTATAGACCTTGAACCATCAGCGAGACCTATCTAGTTGCGACATTTTGTCAATTGACAAAAGCACTATTATATGATAGTATAATAGTATAAGGAAACACTATGAGTAAACCTATCATATATTGCGACATGGATGGCGTACTGGCAGACTTTAAAACAGGCGCTCAGAGAACTACAGGTATGTCAATCAATAAATGGATGAATATACCGTCAAGTAGAGAGAAGTGGTCACTCATCAAAGCAAAAAAAGATTTTTGGTCAACACTACCTTGGATGCCTGGTGGCAGACAACTATGGTCTTACATATCAAAATTTGATCCTCATATATTATCAGCATACGTAGAAGAGTCTTATGACCCTAATTGTATACCTGGTAAGACTAAATGGTTAAATAAAAATGCAGGTATATCAAATAGATCAAAGATAAACCTAGTAAGAAGAAAAGAAAAGAAACTCTTTGCCAAAAAAGGCAATCCTTCTATTCTCATTGATGATTACGAAAAGAACGTAAGAGAGTTTATCAATGCAGGTGGTAAGGCAATACATCACACAAATACATCAAAAACTATCGCCCAACTCAAAAGACTAGGCTTTTAATCTTATAAATAGTACTAGTTATATAACAATAATTAATTAATTATTTAAAAGAATAGGGAGAACAAATATGAGCTCATGGGGAAAATCACACGGTGCTGCTGATAACAAGCCAAAATTTGCACCTGTTGATGAAAACGCACCTGACAATAGAGGCGACATTTACGCAACCAATTCTGGTTGGGTAAGAAAAGCTGGAACTATTGGTTCAGGTAATGACAACAAAGACGCTCAACCAGAAGTTTTGGTTGCAATTAGAGGTCTTGCAGGAACATCAGCAACAACAGGATTGAGAACACCAACTATTACAAGAACAAGATTTATAGTAGGTACTACAGCAAATACTGACTTTACAGCAAATGACGCTAACTTTGAATGTAACGTAGAAATTACATTTGACGAAGCAGTTACAGTTACAGGTACACCACAATTGACAGTTACTAATAATAACGCTTCAGGTGGTGGATATGGTAACTTAACACTTGCATATCAATCAGCTACATCAACAGCTAACCAGTTAAGATTTAGAAAAACATCTGCTGGTGCTGGTAATACAGACGTACTAACGGTATCAACTTTAGCACTTAACGGTGGTACTATTAGAGATACAGCGGCAGCGGCAGCAGGTAATGCTGTTAATGCAACACTAACTTATGCTAGTGGTATCGCAGTAAGTAAAACTGTAGCAAGTTAATAATTTAAATGTATAAGGGTGCTCAAAGTACCCTTATATATACTATATGAACAAATTGATCTAGGCAAATACCTAGAGTAGCATTCCCGAAAGGGTTAATAGGAGAAAAAAATGGCAGACAAAAAAATAACGGCATTGACCGATTTAGGTGACTCGTTAGCAGCAGCTGACTTGTTTCACGTAGTGGATGACCCAAGTGGTACTCCAATCAACAAAAAAATATCAGCAGAGAATGTATTTAACAATGTGCCTTCTTATTTAGGATTAGCACAAACTTCACAATCAATAACTGCTGACGCTTCATCACAGGTTTCAGATGTAACTTCAGCAATAACTGAAATTGACGCTACATCAGCAACTGGTGCTATCTCATTAGCAGACGGTACTGATGGACAAATTAAAATTTTTATTAATACATCAACATCAGGAACAAACAATGTAGTAATTACACCTACCAATTTAAGAGGTTATACTACTATTACATTGAATGCTCAAGGTGAAACTGCTATATGTTTATTTAAAAATTCAAAATGGAATGTAATTGGTGGTCACGGTTTCGTTGCCGCTTAATTTATATAATAGGAGAATATTATGGGTGTGAGTACAGAATACTTAATGAGAGAAAAATATGCTCTCGGCAAATCATTTGGTGATTTGAAAACTAAAATAGAAACGGTTGAAAAAGAAGTAGCAACCATGCGTAATAATTTGAACGCATTGAACGGTGCAATTCAAATTGTTGATAAGATGATTGCTTCGGATGATAATTTTGATAAGACTACTGGTCAATTGAATGTACCAAAAGAACCAGGTAATGATTTTTCATCAGAAAGAAAAGACCAAGATGATGTTAGAGCTAGACAAAAAGAACTAGAGATTGAAGAAACAAAGAAAGTGTTATTAAACGAGGGCGACAAATGAAAGAAGATAGGGATGGTTTTATAGAACAACTTGCTGACAATACGCCAAATGAAGCTCAGTTTGATAAGTTAAAAGAAGCGGAAGTACATGACGCTGAAGAAGACCTGGTAGCAGG